TCTACAAGGCTGTACGCTGGCTGATGAGCAACGGGCCGATGACAGTTGACACCGCACAGGAACTGATGCATAAAGCATCTGACGCAAACGCAAACACACAAGACCGAGGTTGAACATGGAACTGCTACAACACCAAATTGAAGACGCTGCCTTTCTGGCAAGCAAGTCCTTCGCGGGCTGCTTCTCCGGCATGGGATCAGGTAAAACACTGACCGCCCTCGAAGCCGTGGAGCTTGTTGACAACGTCTCAGAGAAGCGCATCACAGTCATCATTGGCCCGCCGATCAGCCTGCATATGTGGCACGCTGAATACGAGCGGCACCTTGGTTACCCCGCCCAGATCATCAAAACAGGCAAGACGGTATTTGATAACGTCAATTGCTACATCATGTCCTACAGCATCGCGGTCGCACGCATGGCAGAGCTGAAGGCCCTTGGCATCCACGTCCTGATCTGCGACGAGAGCCACGCCCTCAAGACACCCGATGCCAAGCGCACCGTCGCCATCCTCGGCGAGGGCGGTCTGGTTGATTACACCCAACATGCGTGGATGCTCACCGGCACGCCCTCCACCCGATACAATGACGACCTATTCAGCTTCCTGCGCTGCTCTGGCTCAGGTGAACTGGCCGCACGTCTGGGCAAAGTGTCGCTGGCCCGCTTCCGGCTGCGCTACTGCATCACACAGAAGCGCAAGTTCTCCAGCCACGCCAAGGAGGTCGAGGTCACCGTTGGCAACCGCAACACCGAGGAGCTGAATGATATTATCTTCCGGGGCGGCTTAGCCGTGCGCCGTGAGCTGAAGGATGTCTGGGCAGCGATGCCCCCTCTCACAAAAACCCGGCTGCAAATTGACCTCGATATGAGCGCCGACATGAAGCTGATGATGAAGGACCTCAAGGCTATGTCCATGCGTGAGGTTCAGTCTAACCTCATGGCAGGTGAGCCACACATCGCAACAGTGCGCCGCGAGCTGGGCAATTCCAAGGTGAAGGCAGCCGTCGCAGAGATCGTCGAGCGCCATGACAGTGGTGTTATGGGTGGCCTACTGGTCGGCTGCTGGCACACTGAGGTCATAGACCGCATGGTCTGGGCGCTGTCCGAGAAGGGCATCAAGGCCGCCAGCTTGGATGGCAGGTCGTCATCCGCCAAGAAGCAGCAGCTGCAGGAAGACTTCAACGAGGGCAGGCTCGACGTTCTGGTCGGCCAGATCGCGGCAATGGGTGTCAGTCTGAACCTGCAGAAGGGTGGATCGCGGATCATCGTGGTCGAGGAGGACTTCAGCCCGGCTACCATGGCGCAGTTCTACGCCCGCCTGCACCGCATGGGGCAGGATCACCACGTCCATGTCGATACCCTGTACTCGGACAACAAATTGGACGAGGCCATCTACGCCATCAGCCAGCGCAAGGCCGCAGGCCACACCAAACTAATGGAGCAGTTAGATGACTGAGAAAGATAAGAGGCTGGTGCAGCGCCAGATAAATATGCTGCAGCTGGAGGTCGATAAAGAGACGCCGTCCATCCAGTACATTCACACAACGGCAAATAGCCTGTTGCGTCTCGCCATAACCCTGAAAGGGCCAAGCACATGAAGCTAATCTACATATCAGACGACGGCACGCATTTCGATACACAGTCCGATTGCCTGCTTTACGAAGAGAACGCCTACGCCATAAATTCTGCTAGGGATTGGTGGGTAGACAACGGGCACGGGAACGTCCTACCCCCAGCGGTCGGGTCTGTGGTGGCGCATATCATGGAGACGTTCGTGACAACAAATAAAAAGACCGGCAAGACCCATAAGAAGCGTACGCAGACGTCGGTTAAAGTAATTGACTATGTCAAGGCACATCCAACCCTGCCTATGCGCGAGCTGTGTCAGGGCACGGGTATGAGTGCCACGCCAATCAATAATATTCTGGAGGGCGCAACCTACATGGATATTGATGGTATCGTGCGCTTCGACGGTCGGAGGAGGTCAGAGGTATGAAGATTGATCTGAAGCAGCAGATTATCCGAGGCGGTAATATTTTGGATGAGGGCAAGTTCAACTTTGACCGAACCAAATACCTTAACGCCTCGGAGGCCGACCAGTGCATCAGGCAGCAGTGGTATGCAAAGCATAACGCACCGGCGGAGGCCCAAGATTGGGGCTTCGCTCGGCGCGGGACGCACGCAGAGAAGTTCGTTTATAGTGCCCTGACGGCGGCCAACGTGCCTCTGTTGCATCACATCCCGCAGGTCAGCCTGCAGGACGGTGACATCAGCGCCACACCAGACGGCGTCATAGCATACGACGACGAGTGGATCGGGCTTGAGATCAAGAGTTTCGACCCGCGCAAGAACACCAAGAACTTTCCGACCAAGCGGCACAGCACGCAGCTAAAGATTGGCATGGAGCTACTCGCAACACAGCTCAAGCCGGTCGGCATCAAGATGTCCAGAGGCATCCTGATGTATATCAACGCCAGCAACTTCGACGATGTCCTGCAATACGACGTCAAGATGGAGGAAGGCATCGTCAACCGCTACCGGCCCCGTGCCAAGAAGGTGCTGCACACCGAAGACGTCGCTATGCTGGATCGTGAGGGCAAGTCAAACGACGACTGCAAGTTCTGCCCTTACAAAGGCCCGTGCGGCGTGACAGCGGTATCAGCGCCCGCAGCCAAGGTCGCCAATCGCGGCTCCAATCTGGACGGCAGTGCGCGCCGGTACATGGAGATAAAGGATGGCATGGATCAGCTCAAGGCCGAGCAGGATGTCATCAAAGAAGAAATCAAGGCCGAGGTCACACGCCGTGGCGTCGGCAAGGTAACAGTCGGGAACATCAGCGTTGATTTCTCGGTTGCTAAGGGCCGGTCTTCCCTTGATAAAAAGGCTGTAGCAGCGGCAGGTATTGACCTGACGCCATTCGAGACAATTGGCAATCCTGTCGAACGTCTCACCCTGAAGCGCGTTTAAACGCAGAAAGCATAACACAATGAGCAAGTCACTAACGAACTACATGGCTGCAAGCAGCCTACCCGCAATCTCAGACGCAGACATGGCAGACGCGCTCGACGAGGGCCTGAGCGATGTTGGCTCTGGCGGTGGTGGACAGACGTACCTGTCCTTCTCCGGCAAGTCTGGCCGTTACGCCCTCGGCAAGAACAAGGCAGAGCCTGCAGACGATCAGCTGTTTATCATGGAGCCACACGCCTACACAGAGGGCTGGGTCTGCTGGAAAAATAAAGCTGTTGTTGGCCGTGAGCGGTGGAGCTTCTACAACCGCAAGACCGAGTTCATCAAAGAGGCCGACCTGAAAGAGTATGGCCCGTACCGCGAGAACAGCGGCGACGGCTGGTCGGCTGAATACGGCCTTGGGCTGATCTCAACTGACGGCGAGAACGAAATGATCAATTTCGCGCTCAGCTCGAAGTCCGGCGTCAATGTCTTTCACGATCTGATGGATGAGGTCAAGAAGCGGATGCGGATGCAAGAGCCGTCTATGCCGGTCTTCACGCTGGAGGTCGAGGAGTTCGAGGCCCAGCAGCAGACCAACTACAAGCCGGTGTTCAAGATCGACGCTTGGGTAACTCGGGAAGCTGTCGCCTCATATTTTGCAGAGGAGCTGTCACTGTCTGACTTACGCCTCGGCAAAAAAGGCACGGCAAAAAAGGCCGTAACTAACCGCGGTAAGTAGCTGACAGAATTATGCCCGGCTGTTTTAAGGCCGGGCATAGTTCTTTATGACAATGAGTTTTGCGTTTGGACAGGAGGTTGAAGCCTGCGCTATGATAAATATCCCAAAATACGAGCTGGTGTCAACTGCACAGCGGTTGTGCAAGATACTACAAGATAATCAAGATAAGCCTCTGGCGCTCGACTTCGAGACTACGTCGCTGAAGCCCGCTGACGGTCGGGCACGTTTGGTCAGCCTGTCAAACGATACGACATCGGTGCTGGTAGATTTCGACCCGATCAAGGGCGGCTTCCGCTCCATGGCCGAGCACTTCACAGGCACCTACATAGTATTCAACGCCGGGTTCGAGGGCCGCTGGTTCTTGGACGCTGGTCACCTACCCACGCTGTGGGACGTCGGTTACATGCGCCGCTCCTACCTCGGCGGCGGGCGCTTCCGGCTGATGGATATGGTCGCGTGGGACCTCAAGATCGAGATGTCCAAGGAACAACAGCTCAGTGACTGGTCCGCGCCGATCCTGTCACAGGAACAGGTAGACTACGCCTACCTAGACGCTCACCTGACATGGGAGCTGTACAGGTACTGGACGGACAAGATGGACGACCAGCATTGGCTAGGCTTCCATATGCTGAATGATATGTACCCCGCCGTCATCGAGATGGAAGACAGCGGCATCCTGATGGATCAGGCCTACCACAAGGCGGAGCTGATCACCAACTGGACCGAGGTGCGCGACACACTGATCACAACAATCAGGGAGTTCGTGGGGGCCGACGAGGTCAGCAACATAAACAGCGACCCACAGTGGTCGGATTACTTCGCCCGCACCATGCAGGACGACTGGCTCGACGTATGGCCCCGGACAGAGAAGTCTGGCCGCCTGCAGATGACCACCAAGACACTGAAGCTGCTGGCCGGTAAGTGCCCCGGCACGCCGCTCGAGGAGTTCTTCGACGCCCTGTCGGGCTACAAGACGATGTCCAAGTACCTGAGCAGCTTCGGCCAGTCCATGATCGACGCCGCCAATAAGCATGACGACGGCAGGATCAGGGCGCGTTTCAACATCGGGGCCGCCAAAACATGCCGCTTCAGCTCCTCGGGGCCGAACTTGCAGCAGGTGCCCCGAGACAAGGAATTACTGGGTAAGGCCACCAGCGTCCGCAGGAGCCTCGTAGCGGGCCGCGGGAACCTTTTGGCCAGCCTAGACTACAGCGGCATCGAACTGCGCGTGCTGGCCCTGCTGACAGGCGACGAGCAGCTGCTTGAGGATATGGTAACAGGAGACGTCCACGCCGAGGTGGCAGCCGTCATCGCCGGTCATAAGATCGACAAGACAACAAAGGACGGCAAAGCAGCCCGCACGGCGGCCAAGGGCGTGAGCTTCGGTATTATCTACGGCTCAGGTGCCGCCGGGCTGGCCGGGACAATGCGGACCAGCGTCGGTCGGGCACAGGGTTACATCGACTTCTGGCAGCACCGCTACCCCAAAGCGTTCCAGCTCCGGCATGACATCATGGACGAGGTCACCGCCACAAAGTTCATTAGGATGGTTGACGGCGGCACGGTGTACATGGCCAAGCCTGACCTACCAAAGTGCGCCAACTACCCGGTGCAGCGTGCTGCCCTGTCGATCATGGCAAAAGCCATATCACGGCACAAGGCGTCCCTAGACAGTGAACGCGCTGCGGGTAGGCACACGGGCACAAGAATGATTGCGACGATCCATGACGCCCTCATAGACGAGGTGTCTAGTCTCGACGCACAATCCTGCCTCCAGATGATGGAACAGGACATGATCGGGGGCTACCTCGATGTATTCCCCGGTGCGCCAATCGACAATCTTGTCGAAGGTGGCGTTGGCCCGAACTGGGCCGAACTTGATTAGGAGGTTGATATGCTATCAACTGAGATGTCGCAACTAGAGCTGTTCGATAGAGAGGTGCTGCGGGCTACAGACGTTCGCGGCCCTGAATACGGCCACCCACTGGACAACTTCAGCCGGGTGGCGCTGGTCAAGAAGGCGGTGGCGTCCTGCCCACACGATGCTATACGGCACGCGCTGGAGATGATCGGCGTCAAGATGTGCCGCCTCGCCACCTCACCTCACCACATGGACAGTGTGGTGGATATTGCGGGATACGCCCGTACCATTGTAATGATTATTGATGAAGAGAGGCTACGACATGGAAAAAACACCTGAAGCACGATTGAAGCACAACGTCCGCCAAGAGAAGCATGAGGCCTCTAAAAAGGCCTCCGGCTTCAAGCGGCTGGCGATCTGGATACCGCCCGGCGGCATGGAGGACTACCTAGCCACTACGGCTATGCTCAAGAAGAAATGGGCCGACGCAGGCCTTTTGTAAACTAAGGGGTTGTCAGTCTCTGATAGAAGCCTTATATAATATATCAGAGACTGACACTAACCCGGAGAGATACAATGAACTGTCAAGAATGTGGTGATACTTTTACAGCCCAGCGCAGCACAGCAAAATTCTGCTGCACCCTCTGCCGTAAAGCCCACAACAATCGGCGGGCGATGCGGGGAGCAGTAATGTATGACGCCTTCATGGCGCTGCGGTATGACCGCGACGGTTCCAAGGAAGCCGGTCTGGATTACACAACGGTCTGCCGGATCGCGGAGATGTTTAACCGCGAAGACGGTAAAGAAGGCCGGGGCGTATACGTCTCCGCCCGCAACTTCATGCAAGAGCACGGCTGCCAAGTAAACGCACGCCATGGAAGGGTATAAAATGAGCCAATTATCAGCACTCCAGAAACGCTGGCTGCATCCCAAGGGTAAGGCCGAGAAGCAGATACCTACCGACCAAGGCCGCCACAGGGGCTGCCAGTGGATAGGTGACGGCCAGCTAGGCGATTGCGAAAACCCCGCCACCGACCGCTCGTACTGCGCCACCCACTACCCCAGAGTTTACCAAGTAGGCTCTGCCCGCCGTGACGGTATCAAGCGTCACATGAGCGGGCATATTGGATGGGGTAAATAATTCTTGCTGCTTCCCCAAGCAGTGAGCCACTACCCCACTGCAACTCGTGATCCGAACTTGGCGGCACCAGCTTGCAGTGGGGATTTTTTAGGAGCTTTGAAATGACAGACCATGAACGTAGGGTCTACACAGACAAGATCAGGAAACTTGAAGCCGAAGTTAAGTTGCTGCATCCAGACCGTGACGCACTTGCAACGGTTGTGAGGGCAGCCAAGGCTTGGAATGATGATAGGGTCAGCCCACCATCTGTCAGTGACATTTATGCAGCCGTGCAGAGATTAGATGTTGTCGGGTGATCGTAGCAGATCACACGCTGCCCCGTGGCGTATGACATCGCGGAACCAATACCCTACTGCTGGCGTCTCCTTGACGGTATTCTGAATACCACGAATTACAGTAGCATCAGGCCAAGGGAACGTGGGACAGCTACTTATCACCACCGTCTGGCAGCTTGCTAACAGCAAGAGCGACAGCGTCATCATAAGTCTTGACACGATCCTGTGCCTTGTTTCGCGCTTGGGCTGCCTGAAGTGCGCTTTCTGCAGCAATCTCGTTTTTACCATCTTGACGTAACCTCGCGTCTCTAAACATCCCTGCCAGAGCGTTGAACAGCTTCATAACGCCACTGGCGAGGGATATTAGGTTAAGCATCAGTAGTGTCGTCCTTGTTGGTATTTTTACCAAAGTTCAGGGCAACAATATTTAAGACCTTCAGGATAGCAGCGAAAATCTTGTCGTCTGATGTTGTTTTCGTAAACATGGTGAAGGCGTTGGCCGCTGTGACTAGGCCGGTGATTGCGACGAGCCACACAGGGGCCGCCGAGATCAACGCTGTTAAGGTTTCCATTACATATCTCTCCATCTAGTAAGTTCTACATGTGGACCGTCTTTGAGCTTTTCCGCTGGGTCGTCCTGTACCAGCACCCCGTTTCCATTCCAATCCAGCCCAACCGTCAGCTCAATGCCTCGGGCGTGGCCGATGCCACGCAGCATCCCTGCCATATACGCAAAGCGTTCGTGTGCGCTCCAATCGAGCGGCCACGGCACCAGATCAGCCGCAAAAGATGGTGTTGAGTTGTGTGCGCTCTCACCATACTTGGCGTTCGATAGCCGGTTGCCATTCTTGTCGATAGTATTGTAGGCCAGCATCTGTTCGTCTTCGCCGCGAGTTGCCTTGATGATAGATACATCCATCAGCTGGATCAGGTCAACCAATACTATCTTGAGATCGGGGTGGCACTGGCTCAAGTTCTCGAGGCTGCGCCTGCCGTAGCTATACATCTGACTTCCTCCGCTGGTATTTCTGCTCGTCTTTGATCTCTGAGACATCGCGTTGCAAGTGCTTCACGTCATGCTTCAGCCCCGTCACGTCGTCTATGCTCTCATCCTTTCGCCCCCATAACGATGTGACTTGCATCGTCAGGCTGGTCACCTTATCTGTCAGGCCCTTGACTGAGCCTTTGACGGTAAACCACGCGCCAAGCGCGGCAAAAATAATGCCGCCGATGGTTATTATAGTGTTGAGGGACAGATCAATCATCGATCATAGCTGGTGAGAACGTGCTGCGGGAGACCTCGCCGTACTCTTTGTGCAGCACGCGGGCAGTCATGGTCTGCATAGCTCGCCAGCCGCCATTGGTCGCGTAGGCGTCCTTCGGCGCTAAGATGCGGACGCTCTCAACTGTAGCGCCTGAGAACTCTTTCAATAGGATTTGATCGTGGTGGACATGGCCCGTCAGGATCACCCTGTGTTCAGTGGCCCCCCAAATTTTCGGGTAATCAGTTGCGAATAACAGCGGCAGCTGCGGTAACTTTACCTTGTCGCCGTGGTGTGTGCCGATCAGGTTCTTGCCAAACTGGTGGCAGCTAAAGGTCCGGGGTGCGGTGTCCACCTCCAGCCGGTCTTCGTTTTCGTAAATATGGTGGAAGGCTTCGCGCAAGAACACCGTGCTGGAAGGGTCATGGTTACCTTGTTGAACAACTAGCTGAACTGATTTGTGGCGTTTCAGCGCCACCGTGATCAGATACCGAAGCACCCGCATTGCGACCCGGACCATGCGCGGAAATCTGGAATCTGCGTCCAATAAATGGCCGCTCTGTGTAGTCGCCGAGAAGCTATCATAGTGCAGGAAGTCGCCGAGGACCAAAATCATTGCAGTGTCGCAGGCCGGGGTGACCGTTACTAGGTGATCCATCGCCCGCATGAGCAGCATCTCAGATATCTTTAAATCGTAATCGCCCTGCAGGGTCTCCTCACCCCACGCCAGCAGGCCAATATGATGATCACCGATTGGATATAAGGCGCGTAGAGCACCTTCTGTGTCTTTTGGCCCCTTAGTACCACGGACCTTCGGCAAGTCCTCTGTGAGCGCCTCCACGGCGGCCTGAAGCAGGGCGTCTTCCTGTCCCTTATCAACTTCGCTCTTGACCCACTGCGCTTTAACCAGCCCGTCTGAATAAAGCGTGCTGATGCCCTTGATCCGATAACCGATTGGTACGGGCTTCGTCATGTCGTTATCCGGCGACCAGCCAGAAGCAGCCGCCTTGGCCTTGACGGCCTTGACGACTTGGCTAATAACATTCCTAGTGCAGCCAAGGGCTAGGGCGGCACTACGCTCTGTCCCAGCCGTCTCGAGGGCCTGCAGGACTTCCCACTGCCGGGCAGTGCAGAACTGTTTCAGGTCATCCATAAATGCCTACTTAGATTTGAGATCGCGGGTGCTTACGCGAATACGAATGATTAGCAGGATAACGCCAAGCGCACCACCGACTAGGGCTAGGACGTTAGTGCCAAGGCTCAGCCAGCCATCAATGCTAAGGGCCGCCAAGTACCCGAACAACCCGCTGGCGGCTACAGCGAATACACTGTCCATGTCTTTAGCTTGATTCATAAATGTATTCTTCACGTTTTAGACCCTGTGGGGTTGAGCTTCCAGATTATCGGTGTCCATTCAGAGCCTGTGAAAGCGATGCAACTATTACCAGATGCGGTTGTGACAACGGCGGCAAACAAGTTGCCATCTTGAGTTTTCCAGATGTGCATGACTGCATCACCACCAGGCGTCTTACCCCAGCCAACCGGCGCGAACTTATTCTTAACAAGATACTCGAGAACGTCAGATG